TGACGGCAAGGCCAAAGAACTGCTGCCCGAAAGTTGTGTCGAAATATGTGACGGCCGCAAGTGCAGTTTCGGCGACGATGCCCGGCGCCTGGTACGACCCGCTGTCGCTCTGCGCAAGGCCGGTTAGGGAGCTGATATCAGTGCCGGATCCCGGTGCAGTTGCGAAACTGACAGCCGACGTCGCCCCCGTCGTGTTGCTGGTGATGATGAAGCGATTGTAAATGGCGTTCCAAACGATCGTTGCGCCCGTAAGGGCGGCCTGGATTACGGCGGCGACCCCATTCATGTTGGCGGCCAACGCGAAATCTAGGCCGGTGAGATGCTGCGGGGAACCCGCATCGATTGTGACCGTCAGGCCGCCGCTGACGATGGCGTTCCACGTCGCAATAAGTTGCTGCGTAGGAGTGAGCGGCGCTCCGTATAGCTGGCCACTTGAGGCCGTCTTGGCCCACCGGCCAATGTAGAGTTGCGTCGGCTGCGGAGCCTGCGAGAACCACAGCAAGGCCGCCAGATATTCCGGCGCGCTCGTTGTGAAATCCGCTGCCACTTGCGCGAGGGACGTATAACTACGGATGCGTGTCACAACGTCGATTACCGTGCTCTCGCCGAGAATTAAAAGCGCGTTGAGGTTTTGCGCCTGCGCCGCCTGAGCGGTAAGCGAAACGTTAACGCTGATCAGGCTGGAAATCGGCAACGTGGCTGTTGACATCGCGTCTCCCTCTAAAGATCGAACGGTCCCAGCCCATACGGAAGCTGGCCATATCCCGGAGCGACTGAATAGCCGTCATCTCCTTCTTCGTAATTGATCGTGAACTTCACTGCCAGCAAATTCGGGCTCGGATACGTGTAGATTTGCTGACGGCGCAGCCGAAAACGGACATCGATTCCGATGATCCACTCTTCCTTGATCAGTGCGGGAACTTTCAAGCTGTCCGCGACCGACAACAGCTTGAAACCGTTCGCGCTCATCTGGTTTCGATTTTGCTCCAAGGCGAATCCCATCGCAAGTAGTTCACTATTCGCCTCAGCTTCCGGGCCATAAAAACTGCAAAGGATCTCGAAAATCTGATTGCGCACCACGCGATCATTGGCTTTCTGAAAATCATTCGCGGACGTCCAATGGTGCACATCTGCGAATGCATCGCGCGCGCGATTCACCTGGCCAATCGCCGCCCAACTAATTTCGCGGTCCGGTTGGTTTGGCGGTTCCTGCTGCCATCGCGGCCGCACGTACTGCCCCTGCATGCCGGTAACGCCTACAACAACCTGCTGCAAAAAGCGGTCCAGCAAATAATCGTTGAGCTCGCCATTGGTGGACGACGGAAGAACGTAGCTTCCCGGGCCGGGCTGGATTTGCGGTGCCTGATTCATTGCTGTCCCTGCCGAATCTTCGGCGGCCGATCGACAATATCGGTCGACGTGATCGTCGCCCGTATGAACCCTCGTGCGTATTTGCTGTAGTCCTCCGGCCGCGCCACCAGGAAATTATTTCCGCCCCACTGGATCACGTCCGGCTGGTAGTTCACCCCATCGATATTTTCCGACTCGCCGCGCAAGCGGAATTTCGTAATCACCACCATGGTCTTGGCGTTCGTCTGTGCTTCCGGCCGGCGTGCGATATCATTCGGCCCTTCCGGATGGATGACCCCAAACACGCGCGGAATCGTCTCGATTTCCATTTTTGTTTCGCCGAAATTGTTCACGAACTGCTTCCGGCGCAGCACCGCAAACTTCTGCAACGTCTGAGGATTCGTGAGCGCGACCGTCATGTCTATCATCGCCATTATTTTGCAGTCCTCACGACGTAGGAAATGTGCTGTAGCAACTGAGACGTATCGATCAACGGCTTCGTGCCGGTGCGGCCGCGGCGGCGGCGCGCGGCCAGCGTAGCAGGTTTCAGCGGTTGGAAAGGTCCGCTGCGGATTTTCTTCTGGATTCCAACCTGCGCCACCAGTCCCGCTGCATTCAAGTTTCGAAGCACGACGTCTGGTCGTCCCGTCAGCGCTGCGCGCGCGGCGTCGCCCATGCGCGGAGAGATTGCGCCTTGCACATCTTTGATTCCGGGCTCCATGAACGGACGCGCCGGAATATTCTTAGTCGGCATGCCGTAATTGTGAATGTAGCCCAGGGCGGCATTGTTGATACCCGGGACCTTACCCGTCTTGGGGTCCGGTTCGCGTGCGGCTTTCTCACGCGGAATTCCAACGAGCACATCGGTTTTTTCCAGCGCTGCCAGAGCTTTACCGAAGTTCGCTGTGCGATCGATTGTTTTCAGGATTTTTGCGGTGATTCGAATGGGCGGCTGAGGCATCGCTAGCCCCCAAACGTGGTGATTCCGGGAAAGCACGGCGGTCCGGAATAGGCTGGCCCACCCTGGCTCGAACCCGGTACGACTCCAACGAGCCCGCAGTCTCCGCTTGGACCAATCTGAATTGGGCCAGCGCCGGCGTTGCTAATCAGTTTCCAGAGCCGCGTGCCGTATGTCGTTAGATTGAAATTTCCCGCGCCCTCTTCCAGCGCTGGGGCTGTATCGTAATTGATCGACACTGCGCCGGGACTTTCGCTCGAGACGACGCCTTTGCTGATTCCGGGCCAGCCGTCAACCTCTGCGGTATCCCGATTCATTGCTTCGATGACCATTTCGTGCGCACACAAGAGCTCTGTCGCGAGGTACAACACGTTGGGATCCGGAAAGCGCTCCTTGTTCAGCAGGATGGTTGCTACGGCAAGCCAATAAAGAATCGTGGACGGAAGATACTTCTTCGAATCCTGGAATTCAGGATAGTCGCCCAAAAACTGCGCGGGTGTAACGTTCGGTGTTACGTTCGAAAAAGCCACGGTGCCTCATGTTTCGCGCCAAAATTCTCGATTCTTTTTGTTGATTTCCGCCGGCGTGATTTTTATCGGGATCGCATCGCCGCCGGATCCGCTCGCGTCCAGTGAGTGTTCGTCCACGCCAGTGATCGTGCCGGCATTGCGACTGGCGTAAAAAACTTCCTCACCTTTTTTGGAGCCGTATTCCGACTCCATCTTTTCCTTAATTTCCGAACCCTTCTCGGTCAGCGGCACAAAATCTCCTACGTCTTGTTCGGTTCGCCTGCCGTCGCGTTCGGCTCTGCGGGACCGCCCGCATTCTTTTTCGCTGCGGCGTCGGCCTTTGCCGATTTCTTGTCATCCGGCTTGGCGGCCGGCGTGCCGCCTTTGAGGGTTTCGGCGTCCGCTTTCGCAGCTTCTTCCGCCTGCGCCAGCACGACGCGCGTGCCCTCCGCATCCACAGTCGCTTGCGCGCTCTCCGGGGTCTGTCCGCGGGAGACAAGAAACGCAATCGCGCGAGCTCGGTCCGGATTCGGTTTTTCGCTTACGACCGGCACCTGCGCCTCCGACGGCTTGACGCCGTGCGCCTTGAGATACCAGTGATTTGCGAGGCGCTTCGGCACCAAATTGATTCCGCGATTGAAGGCGATCGTCTTGCCTGCACGGACCGTCAGCAGCACGGGCCGATCGAATTGCATTTGGACGGTTTCTTCGTCGGCTGCTTCCTCCGCATCGCGCCCAGCCAAAATCGCTTCGGGAGTTTGTTTGTTGACGATCACGGCGGCAGCTTGCGGAGAGTAGCCGCGGCTGATCACATAGGCGACTGCTTCATCGTGCGCGGTTGTTGCGTTTATTTCGGTCATTGGCTTCTCCGTTTTTCCTTCGCGATGGATTCTCAATCCATCGCACCGATCCTGTCAACCGCGGGACTTAGATGCCGTCCCAATAAGAGACGCACTGCGGATAGACGAATTCCATCACGCCGATGCGCCCGAAATAGGTCGTTTTGTGGTAAATGCTATCGTACTGAATGGGCGTGCGCTGCAAAGTCGTGATCGGGAAGCGGACGCGGTCGTATTCCTTTTGGTAGACGATCATGCGGTCCACAGTGCCGAGAGTTCCAATCGTGCCGCCGACGCCGGCGCCGATGGCCCACTTAAGCGGCAGAATCTCTAGTTTCTGGCCACCCTGGCGCGCGAGCAGATTGTTTTCGAGCAAATATTGCAGGATCGACTTGCTCCCGGCCAGCGTGACCGGTTCGGTAGAAATGTAGCCGTATTGCGCCGGCGGGATCAGGATGCGGTTGGACATCACAGCCCAAACCGCGTTGGTCCACGTTGTGACGAGAGCGGTGTTCACGTCCGCAAGAATTTCCAGCGGGCTCTTGTTCGCCCATGTCGTGAATCCAGACGCGCCCGTGACGACGTTGGTGGTGCTGATTCCCGCGCGATTGATAAGGCCGGTATCGCCCGTCGCGGTATCGCCCATATACACTTGCTCGTCGACGTCCATCTGGTACTTGAGCTGCATGCCCTGGAATTTCTGCACGTCAACCGGACGACCAAGGCGCGCAGCGCTTTCCAGTTCCGGAATCGTGTATTTCAGCTCGAGGCCCCACAGGCGCAAGGGCGAGACGAGTTTTCCGATATCCAAACCGACTCCGCCGATTTGGTCGGTGTTCTTGCCCATCCACGCTTTACCGTTTCCGATGCTGTTGCCAGTGCCAAGACCGCCGGCGCTGCCATAGCTGGAAACGGTGAAGCTGGTTACTTCATCCGCGATCGTCGCATCCTCACGAAGATCGATATCGCGTCCCCACGTCACTGCGGCCAATGGATCGTGGAGCTTCATGTCGAGGCGCTCGAGTTCTCCGACAAGGAACGCGCCCGTCGAGTCGCAGGTTCGCGTTCGACCCTCGCCATCAGTTGTCATCGCTGGGAACGGAAGTTTCTTCCCGGCGGCGACAGGCTGGCCCTGATCGACGGTCGCGACCTGGTGATCGAAGGTCATCATCTGGTCATTGGCGCGAAACCGTCCGACATATTCACCGCCGCGTGATGCGCGGTGGCCGGAGAACATTTCCTGAATTGATCGCATCGCGTTCGCTCCCTTTACAAATTCAAATCGCAAAGCCAAAGTCGCAACCCGTTTTTTACAGGTTGAATGCCAGTTCGACGATTCCGCTCGGATCCGCCGGGCCGTTGAAATAGGTCTGGCCGGTGTGAGTCAGCGCAACCGTGGTGCCTGCCGCGCCGCCGCCGAAAGCCACCGCCGAGAATCCGCCAACGACGCCTGAGGTTCCGGCGATGATGCAGAGGAAGACCGCCGAGCCTTTGAACGCGGCCGCCGACCCTTGCAGCGTCACGATGATGTAGCCGGATTTCAGCACGTCGATGATTCCGCTCGACGGAGGCGTCCCGGCCACGCCCAGGGCTACAGCGCCGTAGTTCGAGCTCGATTGCTGTTGGAACGGGAACGGCCGAACCGTGATCCCGTAAAAGTTGATGTCGGTGTCGCCGGTCGTCGGCACACGCACGCCGTTCGGGCTGGCCGCATCTGCGTAGCAGCCCTGGCCAAAGAACGTCGGCGGCGCGGTCGAATCGATCAGGCAGGACTCGACGTCGAACGGATGCGTCCGGTTCACGTCGCCGGAATATCCCGCGCCCATGCGATACGGGAACGCGGCCGCATCATTGGCTTTCATCCGACCGACAAATTCACCCCCGCGCTCCCGGCGGGCGCGGATGGAATTCAGGGAAAGAATGCGTCGCAAGGTTTCGGATTTCATGTCGATCGGCTCCTTAAATTCAAAAAATCAATTCGGCAAAACGAAAGTCGTTACGCTTGCTTCTTCTCCCAATACTTGCGGTTTTTTTCGTTCCAATCGTTCACCGTGATCACCTTGCCCGCGGCATTGCCATTGTCCCCGGTCCTGGTTCGCGCACCGCCGGTTGACGTGCTGTTGGCCATGCGCTTCTGCGCGGCGACTGCATGGAACAGCACCCGCGTCTCTGCGCAAGGAAGTTTGGCGATTTCATCTCCGGTCATATGCCGCCCACCGCGCGCCACTGCGATCATCCCTTCCGTAGCCGGATCGTGCAGACCAAACGTGAGGGCCCGCTGCCGAAGCCTGCAAATATTCAACAGCGAGTCTCCGGGCTTGGCTTTGGAGTCGAACGTCGGGATCTGAATTCCCGGGGCGATGATTTCGGCCATCGCAACGGTCTGTTGGTAACTGTCCTCGAGCAGCGCGCTATCGTTGGCTTTCGCGGCCTTGTCACCGGTCCCCGGCGGCGCTTCTTCCTTGAGTTCACCCTCAATTTCCTTGCCGGCGGCATCCTTGGACTCTTTCTCTTTTTCCTCGCGCTTCTTTTTCTCTTCTTCGGACTCGTCGTGTGCGCCGGTCATCTTGTCCGAAATTTTCTTGAGTTCATCCATCACGGATTTGTGATTGTCCTCGACCTTTTTCTCGACTTGGCCGAAGCGGCTTTCGATGGCAGCATCGTTCCACTTTTTGTCATCGGTGGACGGAGGCGTCGCGGCGCCGGGACCTGGCGTGCCGGCTACGCCCATGTGAGTGTGGATGTGGACGGTGGGGCCCTCATCTCCCGATGCGGCGTCAACCGTCAAAACTTTGGCTTCATCGGGAGCTTCGTCCAGCACCTTTTCGATCTTGGTCTTATCGCCGGACTTGACCGCGCAGCGCAGCATCTCGAAAAAATTCTTCTTAGCCATTTCGCTCCCTCCGTTATCTTCATCGCCGACACTGCAGACGGATCCGCACCGCGCGCTGCCTACGAGCGCAAGATGGTTTCCGACGATATTTTGCTGGTAGCCGCGTCCCGGTCCGGTGCGCTTGTAATCGCAAAGGTAGCCGCAGCTCAATTCACGAATCTTGTTGGAAAGGACAAGGACGATCGTGTTCTCTTCGGTGACGAGCACGTCGCCCATAAGAAAATCACGGAAGGCGCCTTTGCCCCGCCGCGGATTCAGGACAATGCCCACCGTGAGTTCATTCCAGTTCTTGGGATTGACGAGGTATGGGTCGGAATTCTGCGGGTGTCCGACGGTGAGTGATTTTCCGCTGAAACTGTTGATCGTATCCTCGCGGAAAACTTCTTCTTCGGGGCGATCAATGACGACGTAGCCGTCGGAATTGGGCTCGATCTTCCCGCCGATTTCTTCCGGCGCATATTTCTGTTCGCCGGTGCGGGCCAGCACGCAATCGTAAATCATCAGGAACCCCTCAGGGGTCATTTCCCGATTTTCCGAAAGCTGCTGGGTGGTGAAAACTTTCATCGCGCTCCAAAAAAAATGGCCAGCGCGGCAACTTCGCCACACTGGCCAATCCCGGTTGATCCCTCGCGGGAACCTAGATTACAGGCCGAACTAGAATCCTACGGCAAATATTTATTCGAGCTCGCCGTGATCTGCACGGTGCAGCTCGTGCCGGTGAACGTGCCGCTCGAGACGACTTCCAGATTCGTCATGCCCGCTACGCTGATCCAGTAAAGCACGGGCGAGTTGTTGTACGTTGGAAAGGCTGCGCCCGTCACAATAACCGGGACGTTCGAAGTGTAGACGCCGGCAAAATAGGGCGTCGCAAAATAGTTGGAGCCGCCGTCATTGCTTACTTCGACCTGCAAGATGCAGGACGTGGCCGTTCCCGTAATTTCCAGCGTGGCCGTCGAGAATCCGCCAAGCGTCTGCTTTTTGGTCTGCGACGTCGCCGTGAACACCATCGGCGGGAATTTCGAATTCGGGAAAAGTGATGTGATCGACTGCGCCAGCACATTTGACGGTGCAATCAGGTTGTGCTCGACTGCCGAATGGATCCCGTCCATCGCGCCCAGGCACATCGCGGCAACTATTGCGGCAACTGTGAAACCTCGAAGCGCGGATAGAAACTTGTTTTTCATCTCGGTCCTCCGTCAGCCCCCATACTGCAAGTAAAACGTCACATTGTAAATTATTAAATTTTGGTTCGCGTCGTACTGCGGCAAGGCGGCCGGCAGGGTGATCGTCACCGTCGTGCCTTGCAGCGTTGCGGTCGTGTTCGGGAGATTGCCGGTGATTCCTTCGCCGGTGACCGCCTGTTGCGATACAGCGGTTGGCGCATTTCCGCGAAAATCCTCACTTACAGGGACTACGCTCGTGTCGATTTCAACTACCGTGGATTCGCCGTCGGAAGTGAAGTCAACGGAGTATTGCTTGAGAAGCGAGTTCACATTGAGAACGTAAGGTGCTTATTTGGAATTGTCAAGGGGTAGGTGTCTATTACGGCACATCGCTTACCACGGCGATAGGTATTCGTTCACTTTTTGGATGCGCGCACGAGAAATTTCCGGCCTGAGGTCCGGCCGTTTCAAGATGAAAAGGGCGTCGCGGAGCTTGGTAAGAATCGATTTTTTTTCGCGCTTACTCTTGGCGGCAATAAACATATCCAACAACAAAATCGCGGCGCGGCCGATGGCCTTGCGATAAATCCTGTGCGTCTTGAAAAATCCGGCAGCATTGCGCTTCCGGACTTCCACTTGCCACCCGCGGCAAATTCCATTTGCGCGCAGTTCATCGCGCATAGGTTGCCTTTCGAGTAGGTGCATGTTCGTTTCGTGGTGACAAAAGAACGGCAGGCCGGCGGCGGCGCAGATTTCGGCTTTTAGAACGTTGTCCGGTTCGCCGGCGGTTTCGCAGCCTTTGCGAAATGCGCAGGTGCCGCACGGGCCTTTGATCATTTCAGCACATCCGGAATAATCGGTTCCGCAAAGCACCTGCAGTTGTAAATCTGCCCCGGGTGCGAGCGCTCACCGCTCTCGCCGGATACCGGCGGATCATCCCAGGCGAAAACGTGGCCGTTTAATTTACGGTGTCGCGGCCGGACGTCAGAATCTCCTACCGAATGCCAAATATAATGCGTCGATCCAACATAGCGCGCGCGCGATTCAGTTAGCAGCGAAGCGGTGCGTGCCGTCTCCGTCCGCGCAATCAACCGGGCGCGCGATTCAGTGACGTGCCCGGAGCGCATGATTTCTTTTTGCAGTTCCGGATAACGCTCGCTATTCAGGATTTGCTCCCGGGCAATTTTGTGGACGCGCTGCGCCGCTTCGATCGGAAGTGACGTGATGAGCGTGACCTGTTCTTCCATCGCTGCGCGCATAGCTTCTCCGGTTGGCGCCCAAAGAAGTTCCTTGCGCAGCGCGCGCGACATTTCCTTGCCGCGTTCTTCCCAGGTAACGAGATCCCGGCGGGCAACCGATGCGTGCATGTTGAAAGTGATAGCCCGGGCCCACGGCTTCAAGATTTCCGCGTAGCGATTCAGCACGGCCGTCAAGCCTTCAAGATTTGTGATGACGCCGCCGGGCGCGAACCCGCGGATGAGGGATCCGACCTGCTTGCCGACGCCAACGAGCTGACGGCGGTATTGCGCTTCGGCTTTGCGACCGCGGGTGTAGCGCTGCTCGAGCGCGCGCCGGAGTTCGGCTGCAGTTGGCCGACGCGGCTTAGATTTTTTTTTATCCGGCACAGGTCAGTCTCCGCTGGACGTTGCGCGTGCGCTTTTCTGCATGGTCGTGGTACGCCAAATCCATCGAAACCGCGCGGCGATTCAGTTCTACGGCCACTCGAGCTGTAGTGCCGCTGCCACCGAAGGGATCGAGTACGAGGCAGGGTTCGGGGCGGATCGATTCGCCGGGAAAACATCGGCATCCCGGTTTCCATCCCAAGGTCTGGGGCGGCGCGTAATTCTGATAAAACTTCGCACCAGCGTATTCCTGCAGTTCCCCGCGGTTCACCCCCTGCGATTTCAGATCATCCCCGTTCCAGCTTTTGCCACTGGTTTTCACCGGCGCCGTCACGCGCACGTAGGGCGTGGCGCAACTCGCGCAGCAGCCGCGCTCCGATGTGGCGGCCAGGATGCACCGGCGCGGCAATTCTTCGGGGAAGGTGGCGAAGTGCGCGCCCTTGTACGGCTGCGTGGGGAATGTCCATACGTTGCGCATATTCCGAGTGATTACCGGTAGAATGCAAGCGGATTCAAAAGAATCGTTCGCTTTAATTCCTGATCCAGCCTCAGCGATCTTGCGGGTGCTTCCCTTGATCACTGCTCTCATTCGTCCGTTTGTTTTCGCACCGCCGTGGGCGCGGTCGCTTCCGATTTGATTTGCTAAATCCTGCGAAATCCGCAAATGGGTGTTATGGCTCACAGGTTCACAAACCGCATCGGCGTCCCAATAGTAGCGCTCGGATTTTGTGAGCATGATTATGTGTTCGTACGCATCGGTGGGGCGGTCCTGGCAACTTTCCGGCATCGGGTTGGGCTTCGCCCAGATGATCAGCGAACGGATCCACCAGCCATCCGCCTGTGCGGCGATCGCCACGCGCGCGGGAATCAAGCATAAATCCTTCGGCTTTAATCCTTCGGGCTGGCCGTTGCGTGGCACGCAATTCGCTGCCACGAACCGCGCGCGATCGAAAACTTTATTCGTGGATTGTGTCCGGACCGTCCGCGCGCCTGTGCAGTAGCTATCGCCTATATTCCAGAAGACCACGCCATCGGTACGCAGGATGCGCCGGATTTCGCGCAGGATTTCCACCGTGTGTTCGATGTAAAGGGAGATGGTTGGCTCGAGGCCGAAAGGCTCTGCGCCCTGTTCGCCCTCATATTTCCGCAGGCCCCAATACGGCGGCGACGTCACCACACACTGGACACACTCATCCCGCAGCGGAATATTCCGTGCGTCCCCCCGAATGATCACTCTTTGTTCTCCGGCTCTGCGTCGCTTGGAAGGTTCCAATTTTTCGTGGTTTGCAGATCGAACACCTGCGGATTTTTCCAAACCGGGTGCGCATTGATCGAACCAACTAGCGGCTCGCCGTCGGCGCGCTCCGTCCAGCCCATTGTTTTCCGCTTGCCGTCGGCATCCTCAAAGCTGACCTGGTAGCGCTGGCCGGCATAGCCGGATTTTATTTTTTTGCACGTCGTCATGGTTGCCCCCCTTGAGAACATCTCCGATGTGTTTCCAATATGCTGACCGCAAAGATTCGACTCGCTCATACCCGTTGGATTCGGATGGCACGTAGTCCCACCCGCAAGCGCACCTCCCCGACGCAGGGCTAAGTTCGTGGATCAACACCCCGTCCGCGAAGCCCTTCGGAAAAAATATGACTGTGAGCGCATGCTCGCTCACAGGAATTTTTCTCTGTATTTTCCCTTCCAAACTCATCGCTTCAATTCCTTCAATCTCCGCTCCAGCGCAGCCTTTTGCGCATCGATAATTTTTCGCTTCGTTTCGTCGCTGGGCTCGATCGTGATTTTCCCGCCCATGGATTTCTGCGCCGCAATCTCCCGGATTCGCGCGCGCAGCTTCACGGTATTCTCTGCACCGGAATCATTCTGACGTCGGCGTCGCACGTGCAGACGCTTTCCGGGTGCGCTGCATTCGGGCACCACTCATCGTGAGTGATTTGGATTACGTGAATGGAACGATTCTCAATTTTCTGCGCGCGCATCAGCAGTACAATTTTTTTTCCACAGTTCCCCATCGCCTCGAGCCGCGCGATATCGTCAGGATCCATGCGGCCATCGTTTAGCCGACCCCGCTGGATATCGACCCTCGTTTTTTCTTCGCTCATGGTTTCCTCTTGGCTGTCGACGACCGCTCCGCCTCAAGCCTTTTCCGTCTTTGCTCTCCATAGACAGGATGGTTCAGGTACTCCCAATCGCTCTCAGGCGCGCCTTGTGGCGCAGCCACTCCAAACCCAATCCCATCCCTTCCAATCCCAATCCCATCCCTTCCTGTCCGGACCTTATCCGGACTAACTCCGGAATCGGTCATCCCGTGTTCCTTCGAGTATGCAAGTAACTGATTCATTGGTACGTTAGGCGCAAATGATTGGTATCTTGCCCTATGTCCTTCCGCTGGCAGCCTACCAGGCTTAGTACTACCAACCCAATGAGCGAATTTCTTGCCGTTTTCCTCCCACGTGAACATCAAACCATGTTCCTCAAAGTCCCGGAAAACGTCGGTCAATCTCTCCAGCGTGAGGCTCGGTCTAATGGGTGAAACCTTGCCCCAAACGACCCGCATGTTCGTGATTTCGAAGCTGCCATTTGCGTCGGCCAGTCCGTAAAGCCACACATACTCAACTCGATTTTGTTCCTGGCATGCCGCTAATTTATCCGATGCCCAGACGGACTCGAACTCGATAATGCGTTTCGGCATTCAGTTTTTCCTCAGTGTTCGCCGGGTCAACCATTCACAGCCGCTCGGATGCGGTTATCGGCGTCGACCCGGCAAGGCTAACATTCCGAAGGACCGCATCCGAGAGCAATACCGCGCAAGGAAAATAAACCATCCAAGATTGTACGTCAAGCTAATCTTTTTTCTTCCTCAGCAATTTTCCTGTCGATTTCCGCTTTGTTTTCCACAACGTCCATGTTGGTCGAATCGATGAACGTCACGTACCCATGATCCCCGTCATCGTGCCACCACTTCAATGATTCGACCGCGATGCCGACCTCCTTGCGCCCCTTACCGCTTTCGATTATTTGTACCAGCGTGATTCTCATTCGCAGTCCCAATCCGGCAGATCGACCGTCTGGCCTTTCAGCTTGTGGCAGGAATCGTTCATGAACTGGATCTGTCCGTCCTTGATGAACGAGTGGCATCGATACTCAGGATGTTGCTTGTTGACGTCGAGCGACGGAGAGAAAGTTGGCTTGTCAAGCGATCCATTCCATGTCCACCGCGGCACTGGCACATTGTGGCCGTAGCCGCAGCCCGGACAGTGAAAAACATACAGCTCGTTGCCGTGGCCATCCGGTCCCGCCTTGTGAATTTTATCGCCCATTGATCAAAGCAAATCGCCGGGATCGATTCCCGCGATCGCGAGCTTGGCACTGTTGGAGAGCATTGTGCGCGCGACCTGCAAGCCAAGCGTGTAACCGATATTAAAATCATCGGATGTAGTAAGTGGCGCCCCAAGTTTCTTTATAGTGTCTGCACCCATAGCTTCCCTGAGTTCGGCAAGTTGGTCCGTTCGCACAAAATCAGAAAGCGTGGTGATTGAATCTGCGGCACCTTCGATTTGTTCTGCTGCTGGGATTTGCATCGCCCCTCCTTAATGGCTGTTGATGTCGACCAACAAAATATCGTGGATCAAAGGCACGACCCACCAGAAAAGAAAAACTAAAAAACAGGCCAATGCTGCGGACGCACACAGCATCACTCGCCTTGAGTCGAAAATCCATGCCCACAAAAAAGCGAGCACGATCAAAGCTGCGATTATCAGGCCCGTCAGTTGTCCGGCCGGCTCGCACCACATCCAATACCCCGCCCACCACAATTTCTCCCACATCGTGTCTCCTACTGCGCCGGCTTCAAATAAAAGAGGCAGCCGCCCTCAGCCTTTATCACGCCCTCGACCAATCTGCAACCATTTGGCTTTTGGAATCGCCTGCAGATTCCGCAGTGCGTCGCCTTTGTGGATTTGTCCACGTAGCCCGCTTCCTGTTGCGAAAGTTTCTCGAGGCTGTCGCCCGTGGCCGGTTTTTTCGGTGGCTTCGGCGCGGCGCCTTCCTCGTCGCCGTCCGGATCCATGGCCAGTTCCGCCGGCGGCACCGGAACGTCGCTGGCCTTTTCGATGTCCTCATTGGTGATGTTCGTGCCGACGTCGGTAACACTGGATTGTTGCTTCACTTCCTTGAGTGTGGTTTTGTCGCTGATATAGCCGCCCGACGCCAGCGCCGTAATCGCTTCGATGTTATCCTTCGCGACTGATGCCTTCGTCTCCGGCGTGAGCTGGCGCAGTGGCTTGAATTTGAGCCCGAATCCCTTCGGCAGCTTGACACCGATCGATTGTGCGATGCAGCGGTATGCCATGGTCATTGGCGCGCGCACGTGCCGTTCCTGTTGTTGGTGGATTCCGCCCTCGTAAATCTGCATGTCGCTCTCGCCGGTAGCATTGAGTCCGGCCGGTGCCTGCCCGAACAGGCGAGTAAGCGGTATCCCTGTGGCGCCCGCAAGCTGTTCTCCCAGGTGCATGACAACATCGCCGATTCCGGTGAACGTCGTGTTTTGCAGCCCTTCGAATTCGTCGTCACCGTCCAGCATGGTAATGCCTTCGTTCGTTTGGGTGAGCCGCATAAATTCCACTTGCTTGATCAGGCCGCGGTAGTTGAGAGATCCGCTGGCCGCGACGATATTGCGCAGTCCTTTGATTTTGATCGTGCGCAGGTAGGCTTTGTACGCGAGCTGGGCCATTCCGGTTGTGGCGCTATCGAAGGCGACCATGCGGTCGTACAGCCGCTCGAGGACCGAAATCCCCCACAAGTTTTCCATCACTCGCTGCCAGTACGGCAAGCGGATGCCCTCGAGGCGCATGCAGCGGGTATAGTGAATCCTCTGGCCGAATAGCGCCGGAGCATCCTGCGTCACGCGGTAGTACATCGGCAGGCCGAAGTGCGGTCCCCAATCTTGTACCAGGTTCTCAAGGCTTGGCTCGACCTGCCAACGGTCCATGGCGAGGATCCCGCGAAACTGTCCGCGTCCGACCGTCTCAACGCGAAATGGCGTCGCGAGGTTTTGCCCCTCGACGAGCAGCACTCCCAGTGCGCCGCCGTAGAGCCGCGACCATTTGATAGTGTCGTTTACCGAATTCCAGACGCCGAGATTGACAGCCTCCTCGTTTATTTTCTCGATATCGTCCGGCTCAATCTCTCCCTTGAAGTCGACGCCGGCCTTCGTCATGTCGTCGGCGACGATATCGATCGCCACGCCGCCAATCCAGCTACCGCGGTGAATCCATTCAAGGAGCGTGCGGATCCGGGTTATCGGATTGAATCCGTACGTGGATTGCGCCATCAGGTTGGACGTCTGCATCCCCAGCGCGGCCGCGAAGTTTTGGAAGCTATCGTTTACGCGCGTAGGGTGTAAGATGCTGCCCGGCGTGAGCGTCTGATTTTTCTTTTCGATTCGAGCCAGGCCGGTGGTGATCTTGGTTTCTTCCGCGAGCATTTTGCGCGCGATGCTTTTGACGCTCCGCGGTGTGGATCTTCGTTCCGTCATTTAGCAGCTCCTCTGAATCCAGCCTTGCCGCAAATCGCGCACCGGTCTTTCGCTCGGTCCTCGAGCAGCACTGAACACACTTTACATCGCTTCGCCGGCTTTGGGGGTTTGGTTCCAATGGGGATTAGGTGAATGCGTAATCCGAGAAAGCGGTCGCGCTTGGTGAGGCGCACTGAGACGAATTGCACGCGCGAATTCTAGCACGGCCTAGAAATCTTCGCGGTCGCGATAGTTGCTGAATGAGACGGGTTGTACAGGCCGACCATCGATCTGCGCCAGCAGCATGGGAATATCTTTCTCTTGCACTGGACTGACCGAGTAAAGTGCCTTCGGTCCGAAGTAGCGGGTGAATGCTTCGCGGATTATTTTGTCATCCTTTTTCAGCGCCGGTACGTCCACGCGCACCATGCCCGGGAAGTCCGGCGGATCTACCGTCACGTGGCCAACGATGCGCTGGTGTCCGAATAGTTCGACAAGCGCCCAGGATTTCAGCGCCGGAGTTTCCTCCGGTTGCGGGAAGAGTAGTGGAGCAAGGGCAGTCGAAGTTTTAGCGCGCGTCATTTGCCGGATTTAGTAACAGCGTTTTGAAGCAATGGTCGTGAAAGGCGGCCTGTCCTGAATCTTTGCCTTCGCCACGAAATAAAATTATTGGCACGTCGTCGACGCACAAATCGCAGCCGAAGCATTCGGGATCGTGATTGGCCTTGCGCGGGTCTTGATCAGAAATTCCAATCGGCTTGGCGCACAGGGCGCAAACGCATTCCGGATCGGTGCATCCAGATTGCCCGCACGAACCCCCAGACCATCTGACTTCCAGCATGCGGGTGTTGAGCAGATAAGGAGATTTGGACATTGATGCGCGGAATTTTACACCCGCGAAATATTTAACACCACTGTAAAAATTTAACCACCAATATCTAGGGAATTGTGAAGCACGCGGTAGCCGCCGCAACTGGCGAGCTCATGCCGTTGGCCACGCCTTCAACTTCGTAACACACCGTCTGCCCGGCCGTCACAGTTGAATCCGTATACGTCGGCATCGTGCTCGTGCCCACCTGAGCAAACGTGCCCGGAAACCCTGTCGACCGCAGGATATTGAAGCTCGTCGCAGGCGCGTGCGTTGAGTCTGTTGCGCCCGTCGCCCAGGTCAACGTGATTTTGTGAGCGGCCGTAACAGCAAGGGTCACCGGAATAGAAAGCGTCGGGGTAGTGAGCAGCGGCGCCGTCGCTACTATGTGTCCGGTGTATGAGCCCGCCGCCAGGCCATTGGTATTGATCCCAACCGAAATCGTGAATGCGGTAGTGCCGCTGGACGGAGAGACTGTCAACCAGGACGAATCGCTTGCCACTGTTGCCGCGAACGTACAAACCGGGTCGGTGCCGCACGTCGAGCTGTCGAAGATCCGAATCGTCTGTGCGGCCGGCGTGGCTTGACCTGTGGTCCAAGCGTAAGACAACGAGGTTGGGGCGGATTTCAGGACGAAATTGTATTTGGTCTGAGCCTTCGCGGGGAAGATGAAGGCACAGACCAGAGCGAGCACCACGCAAATTCGCGAACGCATGAAGCCTCCTACTGCGCTGTTCCGGTCAAGCCAGTAGGCGCGTTGGGCGGCAGGGGATTCGGCGTCGTAAGCGGCCCCACTTCGTTCGACATAGGGGACGTGCCGCCGCAGTTCGTTGCCGTCACCGTGTAGTAGAAAACATTCCCCGGAGCGACCGTGGTATCGCTGTACGTCGTCTCTGCGGCCGCTGAAACTGAAATCGGTGTCGTGCCGGCCTCGCCGCCGGAAGTAGTCGAGCGATACACGCTATTCGAGGTAACGGCCGTCGACGTCGCCGTGGATCCCGCCGGGCAGGTTGCGCCAGCCGGAATCACTGACTGCACCCAAGAAAGATTGTTCGAGTGTGGCGCCGCAGCGGCTTTCAGTTGATCGCTTGCCTTCGCTTTCTTGTGTTTGTGAAACCAATTAGCGTTGGCTTGCTGCGGGATTGCTACGACTGCCAAGAGGATCAAGGCCGGGAACAGCAGCTTGCGGATTTTCATCGGAAGCTCCTTGTGATTGGATCTTAACATACGTGACCAGCAGTTCGTGCCGCGTTTGCACGCCGTGAATTTGAAGTAACGCGCTAACGTGATGTTTGACCGTGCGCACGGTAATTCCTAGGTCATAGGCGATTTCCCTATTTTGCTTGCCCATCGCGATCATGGAAAGTATTTCGCGCTGGCGATTGGATAGCGGTTTGTTGAGAGGAAAGCCGCCTAGGCGCAGGAATTCAGCTCGCGGAATTCTGATGATGAACTCGCTCCCATCCTTGCTAACTGATATTTTCACGCAGCCATTCTAGTGCAAGCGCGGAAAGTATCCCATCAGATAAAGCAAGGCGATGATGACCAGCACCGTTCCGACAATCCCGATTCCGCCACCATAGCCCCAGCGGTTGTATCCGTAGAAGCCGCCGCCGGCACCGAAAAGTAAAAGTAGGACGATTATAAGAAGCAACATTGGGGGACTCCTAAAAAAAAGAACCCGGGGCCAGCTAGCCAGCCCCGGGGTTGTGCATCGCCGTGGGGTTTAGGAATTAGGAACCGGTTGGCAGGGCAATGACTTCGCTGACATCCGCGCCAACGGCCGTCTGCAGGAGCAGTGAACCGCTGTCGCCATCGCCGCCTGTGATTTGATAGTTGAACGAGAAGGGATCGTTCACATCCGCGTTCGGTGCCGGCGTCGGAGTGAACACAGCGGAACCAAGCGCCTGAACATTGGTGTGCACGACGCCAGCCGCGTCGGTGAAAGTAAATATGCCGGGAGTGGCGTCCTGAAGGAGCGTCCCAGGAGTCCCATTGGCGCCCGGACCGACGCTGAGCGCGATCGACGCACCGGCTGGAAGTAGGGCGCCGTATTCGCCTTCGGCGTCCTGTCCAAACACTGCGATTGCCTGCGGTGCTGAGTCGCTGATCGAAATCGGCGCGGAGGCGCCCGCACGGCCCTTTACCAATTTGAAAAGTTTTCCTGCTTTCATGGTGTTCTCCTTGTTGACCAACGCGATTGTGAATGCTACTGCGAAACGCGAGGGAGCCGTGTTTTTTTCGATGCCCTGCACTGCAGCGATGAGCTGCTTGAACAGTTCCCGGGTGGGTTCGTCGAGTGTCAGGACAAATTGCATTTCGGCAGTGATTCTACCCTGTTTCACATTACAAACAAGTGAATATTATTTCTGTCCGAAAGTGCACATTCCGGGATTATTGTGGGGGCGAGACGCGCGCGGCGTGACGCCTTCGGGCTCCACCCGCCGTCTTAGGTCCGGAGCCGGCCATCCCCCCGGATAAACCGGCTCCGACCTTCAATCTAGTTTTCCCGCACGAGCTTTCTGTTCGCGCGTTCTTGCTCCATCCGGATCCCGAGGACCATCCCGTACATCATCCCGATCGCGACGACCTGGATCGGCGCGCTGCCGGCATTGATGCAGCTCTGGCCAACCTGGGCGACAAGCGTTTGTACGGCCTTGTCGTGATTGAATGCACGTTTGAAAAGTTCGATCAGGTCGCGCCGGTCCGCGCGATCCTTTCCCATGAATTCTTTGGCGACTTCGTGAATATCGTAACCGCGGCTCATGCCCATGTTTTCTCCAGAAGATTTTGGGATGTGAAAAACATCAGATTCTTTGTAGCCAGTGCCGATGAGCATTGCGCTCACCGTCACCGTAGCCTTCGCCTACTTTATCTCTCGGCGGATTCTCCCGATAAAATTCGTCAGGATGGTCCACAGGCATATTCCTGACAAGGGCGGCGAAGCAATCGGCCCACGTTTGATCCGGATTGACAAGCGTTCGTGAGCCATCTGGATTTTCCATTATCATGCAGGCTTCCGCTTGGCTCTCATCGGCAGTCAAGGGGCGAAGTTCAATGTAGGGCGGCGCGGTGCACGCGCTTTTGTCATTCAGCGTTTGCCCCCGAGAGCAGTTCGGACCGGACATCGCAGGCGGCCGGCTTTCCTGCGGTGCGCGCGCCGGGTGCTGCGAAGTCAAAAACGGCAGTGTCGCCAATGTGCCTACCGCTAGAACAGCCCAGCCGGCGCGCAACAGAGAATTGGGTGACATTAGAATTCAATCTCCTCGTTATCGATGATCGTGGGCATCTGTTCGGCATCCTGCGCGAACGTGGTGATTACCGTGCGATCTGGTTTGGTCGAGAGGTCCATTGCGACGAATCGTTGCTGCAGCGTCGGCAGCGCGAGCGGCGCTGTGGCCAGAAAATGCCAGGGGAGCGGGACCATCTTCGGCGGTCCAGGTCCGGCACCGTCGGTCGATTCCATGTCGCGGATGATTTGCGCAACGGTCTTACCGGTTTCGTCGCTCATCAATGTGCTCGGTGCATGACGCCATAGTAGAACGCGGCGCTCAGCAATGCGAGGCCGATTAAAACACGCCCAATCCACTTTCCAACGGCCCACATGATGTTGACACAGGCAACTGCCAATTTGTCCATCTCTTCGTCGGTCATTCCTCCGCCGCGCTTTGGGCTTGCACCCGCCGGGTGTGACCTATTAAATCGGGCGTTTCTTCGTACCCTGTTAAACATTTATTCTCCCGCCTTTGCGAGCGCCGCCCGAAATCGGACGCACATCGCGTTCTTCGAAATTCCTTCATCCAAAGGCTCGTTGTCCGGGCCGCGCCGCGGCGGTATACAGTTTCCACACCAACAGGCCCACTCATCGTCATTCCACTTTATGACGACTGAGTTCCGGATCGCTTCGATCAAATCCTCGACGGCCGCATGCCGCTGGCAGGACTTGACGACTCGATCGTCGCCCTTAATCAGCCACGTGCAGTCGATGCAGGTGATTGGTCCCTCATTTTGATTTTGCGGCACGCTTAGCCTCTTTTTTTTGTTGCGCGCATGCGTCTAGCGCTTTGTTCATCATGTCCATCGCGCTCGTTGAATCCGTGGATCCGGGCCAACTGAAAATTGGGCCTGACTCCGCGAATCCACAGTCATCGCTAGCCCAAACATTGTCGTACCAGATCTGGCCACCCGGCTCGTGGAATGTCTGCCTCGGCACGTGCACGCGAAACATATCTGGTGCCGGCGGCGCGGCCGTGTGCAGGGTCACTCGCGCCTGGTCGACGTAGCAAAGCCCCAGCCAGAAACCAGCCACCACGCCGATCATCCCGATGATCAGAATCAATGCCGCGAATATTTTAGTTTTCATGGTTTCGCTGCCTGCCTCAGCCAATCCAAAAAGTCATTAAGCTCCAACGTGTAAATGCCCAACTGCCAAAACTCAACGCCTAGCACGATGAGCGCGAGGGTGATTATCAGCGCCACTTTCCACGGAGAGCGTCGGCTTTTGATTTCCCACGGCACGGCTCATCTTCCCGCCTTCGCCCCCCGAACTCAGGTTGGGCGCAAAGACAATTCACTATTAATTGCTCTTTTGGTGGTGCAGCCAGCGCTTGATGCTCTGCTTCTTAACGTTCGCGCGGTCAATAACCCCCGACCTAGACACGTCCCCGGCGTCCATAATCATCTCCAAAGCCACCCAAACGCCCGCAATCTCGCGCTCAAGCTCCCTGCGGTTGGTCATTCCAGTATCCACAACCGGATTGTATGATTCGTAGCCGTGCCGGAGAATCTTACCGATAGCCTGCTGCGCCTCGCCCATCTCTTCTGCAAGGATGGCTAACCGTTCGAGTTGGGCATCGGAAAGTTCGTTACTGAAAGGCATCACTTCCTCCTATGAGTCAAGTACCGATTAATTACTAAAAGTTCTCCATTCCAGTCAGAGCCTCGTCTACTCGCTGCTTCCATTCCTTTCGCGGGAAGAACCGTGCGTAAAGAAACGCGACCAGCTCACCCATCCCAAATCCGCCGCGACAATCGCCCGTGACCAAAGCAGGCTGCGGGGCATATACTTCCGAATAGACCTCGTACGCCGCCAGTGTCACTACCGTAGGGCATCGCGCTCCATCGCGTCGGAATCCATTGCGGTCCCTGGCCTGTACCGGATGCGTCTCGATTTTTTCCATTCAAGTAATCCTTTATCAATCAACGTAGCATTAACTGCTAAATTTGGCGGCCTCTGCGGGAATCGAACCCGCTCCCCTCTCGCCTAGGATAGTGAGAGTGCGCTACCGTTACGCCATCGGGCCATGTAATTAACTATGCGTTGTCCACTGCGCCGGCTCACGCTCCTGCTTTCCTGTCCCCTGAAGCCTGAGAGCGCCGCAACGGCGCAAATCCGTTCCCTATCAGCCAGCCGTTGCAATGGGCTTCTACTTCCTTCTTGGACATGACGCCGACCTCCTGCTTCACTGCCTCAAGTTCTATCAGGCAGGTCAATCCTTCAGCGAACCACCTTGGGCAATCGAATGCGCCGACGTTGACAATTTCATTCATCCGCTGGCTCATCGCCCCTCCCTCTCAGCCTGAGACGGCGGCTTGCCGAAACTGACGGTGATGTTCGCCTCTTCGACGCGGAATTGCTGGCCGCACGAGAGGCAGTAATAATCCTTGCCGTTAGGATGAATCGGACCACCGAGTAACTTCAGATTCACGTGATTACAGTCAGTCATTTGCTTTCTCCTTTGGCCGAAGCCTGAGACTCGCGCAGCGCACCCTGTAGCTAAGACTTAGGTGCGGGCACGGGGCCTTGGGCTTGGTTACGCATCCGACTCGTTGACGAATGTTTTGCTAGTAACCATCAGAGCCGGACCAGACTCCAGCCAAGTTCTCCCACCGTTGGTGCTGCGCTTCGTATTCACCACAGCCGATGATAGAACTTCCAAAGCCTTCCTGATTGCCTTCAATTCCGCGACCATTTCATGGTTACCACAACACGCGCATTCGCTCATTTGTTCTCCCGTACGTCTGTATCAGCATCCAGCGCACCCCACAGCCACGGAGGGCGGGTCACGGCTGTCTCCGGCATTGGCACAGAACGCACTCGCCTCGTTGTGATAGCTGGCCGCCGCAATGAAAGCAGTACTTTGAATTCGGCATCGTAGGCTTCTTGCAGCAAATACACTTTGGTTCGCTCATCTCCCTCTCCCTCCTCCGCCCCCGAACTCAGGCTGGGTGCGGCCAGTTCCAGATTCCCTGATGGCCTTTTGCTAATATCGGCGGGTCGAACTTCTCCAGCAAATCGAGCATGA